CAGTACTTGAAAGAGTATGGCGTCAACAGCTCGCCGTTTTCTTTTGTGCTTATTGGCATTATTTCCTTGCCAACAATTTTGACGTTGGCAGGAGCCTGAAAGATTAAGCTATCGTCCATTTGATACGTCTTTGTAAAATACTGGCCGTACCGGAGCATGTTCTTTTTGCGATTATGGATTTCTGTTTTCAGAATTTTTTCATATTCCGGGAGTATTTTTATAGTCCGGATAGAATCATATTTTGGTGGCCGGTAATACCACTTTCCGCCCTCGTTGGCAAGCTGGTGCTGGATGGTTATGGTGTGGCGCTCGAAATCTACGTCATGTAGCAAGTCAATGCCGTAAGCCTCTCCCAGGCGCGTGCCACAATGGTATCCGGTCATGAGCGGTATGTAAAAATTACTGTCCGGCCCAAAACGCTCAATGATGGCCGCAAAGTCCTCTTTGACACAGATATATTCTGTGTGTGCCTTGGCCTCATCAGACATAACTATCTTCGGTATTCTGGCATAATCACAGGGGTTGTACTTGATGTATTTACAGGGATATACCGCATATCCCAGGGCACCAGACAGGCAGGATAAGGTATTTTTAACCATGCTCCTGGAATAGCCTTGACGCTTCATTCCGTCAATCCATTTTTGGATAACATCTGTCTCCAATGATGCCAGCCGGTATTTTCCGAATGCTGGTTTTAGATGCACACGGATTTTCTTTTCATAATCCTTTTGTGTATTGTAGCTGAGATTGGTTTTGACATAATTATCATACCAATAATCCAGATAATCAGATACGCTGATGTCCGAAGGGGTAAACCTGCGGCCAGCAGAGTCATATTCCGCCTTAGCTTGGGTGCCGGCAGTGATGGCCTCGGCCTTGGTGCGGTATCCACCATGGCTGATAGGGTTGCGTTTTCCGTTGATTTTAGCGCCTTCAAAGGACCATTCCCAGGTGGAGCCGCGTTTTCTTGTTCTTAGCTGTCCCATATATCATTCCTCCTTGTGCTGTTGCGATATCGCAACAAAATTTGGGTATAAAAAATACGCCCCTTGTCAGGACGCTCCAGGAATGATATAATCAGATTGTTCAGAACTGATGATATCTTCCGGAGCAGTCCGGTAAGAGAAATCTATGTGAAAAGCTCTGGGAGTTGTAGCTCCTGGGGCTTTTTCATTATTAATTGTTAATGCAATTTGTTTAGGTACTGATTTTTATAATAGTCAACACTACCTGAAGGCATATCTGTTAGATGTTCGTTTATGGTAGTAGAAAATTTTACAAATTGATTGTTTTTTCCATTTTCGGTAGTTAATGTATTAACTTTTTGTATAGTCTTTTCCCACATTCTATCAATAAAGCTATTTACGTGTCTTTCTTTTGCGTTCAAAAAATCTGTTGGGATATATTGTGAAACATCAAAATATGGTTTGTAACATTCTATAAAATCACTATGCTCCTCCAGCAGCCTATATCTATCAAAAAATGTATCTGCATTTGTCGTAGTAGTAATTAACTTTTTACAGTCATTTATAATACGCGTTCGCTGCTTAATATCATCATTTGTCAAATCTTCTAATTGCTCCTTGGTATATATAAGTTTTTCACTATCGGAGATTACTAATCTTTGCCATTCGAGAAGTTGAATTTTTGAAAAAGAATGGGGACGTGAAACTTTTTGTCTATTCCAATAAATTAGGACTCCCCCGATTAATACCATAAAAATTGCATTTCCGATATCTTTATGCATAGCAGCAACACCTGAGATTAAAAACAAAATACCTAAGAGCAGGGGCCAAATTGGTGTTTGTTTAGGTGATGTATTCCTAGACCGCTCCCCCCTTGTGACCGAATGTTCTGTTGTACTTTTTTTGTTGTTTAAAGAGGTGCTATATGATAGTCCGGTTCCCGGTATTCCGACAGTCGCTCTTTTTTGTCCTTTTGTATTAAGTGATACTCTTGCACCTTTTTTACCAAACGACAATCCAGCACTTTTTTTACTAATGTTTATGCGAACTCCAGGAGCGACTTTAAAACTTTTATGAAAACGAAATCCCATACTCTTCTCCTCTTTTCATTTGTTCTACAAAAATACCATAGGTTATTTTAATCTCAATGCAATCAACTCCTTTTGATAACCGAGAATCCGAGCTGTCTGCTCTATGGTACATTCCCGATATTTTAAATATTCATACAGTATATCGTCGGATATCAAAAATTCTACAGCAAATTTATTGGCCTCTACTTCATTCCTTGAATTAAGCAGAAATGTTTTGTGTTTAATGAAATAGCAATTTTCACGGGGATGCATAATTGCGTGCCCTAATTCATGAGCCATAACATATTCCATTTCATGTGATTCTAGGTTTTCATTGAGCCATATGCATTTACTACGCTTAAGATACATATAGCATCCGCTTTTAGAACCAATATTGCCTATTTGAACTTCAATGCCTAAAGCATCAGCTATTTTAAATGGGTCTCTAGTTCCAAACTTTCTTTGATAGTAAGCGACAATTCGTTTTATATCTCTTGTCAATAGGCTCACCTACTTTTTGTTCTTATAAGGGTTGTATTTCTCCTTGTTCTTAGCCTTTAGTCGGCGGAGCATTAATTCCACCTGCCCGAGGAATAGGTCAGCATCATCCTCTGGAATGTCCTCTCCATCGTAAGCAGCTGGGCCTAGTTCTTTGTTCGCAAGTTTTTCCCTTAAGATTTCCAGGTCTTTTGCTATGTCACGTTCGTCCCGCTTGGTGAGTTCAGGGGCTTTTTGCTTGGGCTCGTCTTTTCCGGTCATAAGATAATCTACACTTACACCAAAATAATCGGCTATTTTTTTCATGTTGTCACTTTTGGGAGTACTTCGCCCACGTTTCCAGTCGCTAAGCGTAGATTGTGTGACTCCTGTTTCTTTCGATACTTTGTAAGCCGTCACACCATTCTTTTGTAATAATTGTTCAAAAATCTCATACATAGTTGTCCACCTTTCACAAACCGCAGACAATACTATGGAAAACCGAAAAAACTATTGACATTATCGGAAATGCATAGTATAGTATGAGCATACAAAGGAATTCCGTCGTAAAACCTTTGCACACTGCGGAAATGTTATTTACTTCGTCTGGTAAACAAAGCATATCACATTTCCGTAGTATTTTCAACACTTACATTAAAGAAAGGCGGTGTGGTTTTGTACAAAAAATTTGCGGATTTATTAGGGAAAAGTAACAAAACATCTTATCAAGTAGCTAAAGAGACAGGAATCGCTCAATCTGTTTTATCTGACTGGAAAACTGGTCGTAGCAAACCAAAGTTTGACAAATTGCTAATCCTTGCAAAGTATTTCGGTGTCCCAGTGGAGTATTTTGCGGAAGAAAACAAGGAGGATGCGGAAAAATGGTAGAACCATACAAACCGTTGTACACGGTGGAGGAAACAGCAACCGTACTTATGACGAACACGGATACCGTGTATAGCCTGATTAGAAAAGGGAGCCTGCGAGCATTAAAACTGGGTCGGATAAAGATTCGGGGAAGCGATTTGGAGCAATTCATTGAAGATTATCCAGTATTCCAAGGGGAGGGACAAGCCAATGACAAAAGTAACTGAGTTAGCCATCCGCGCCAAAGCAGCGGCACAGTATCCCGGCTGGCGTGTGGATTTTGTGGGACCGGCAACTGCGGTGATGACCAATATCATGGGGCACAGGCGTATGGTGACCTTCCGACGGTGCAAGAGGCGCCGAGACGGCCCAATCATGAGGGCAGCTAAATGGATTGTGCCGGCGGTCATCTGGCTGCTGGGGATGTGGATGGTATCTATCGTGGTCATGGCGGCGGCCATGGGCGTTAGTCTGTGAGAGGAGGATATGAGGATGAAAACATATAAAGTGTTTTTAACAAGGAGTAGGGAAGCGTCCAGCCTTCTGGCAGATGCTCTTCGGGAACAGTATAAGCAGAATGAAGGATGTTCAAGTGGCTTTGGTTGTGCTGATAATGATGACCGGATTCCTGTATTGTATCACAACTGTGGTTATTTTTACGCGATGGTCGAGTATGAGAGTGAAAGACCAAAGTATGAGCTGATATTTGCATAGAAGGGAGGTGAGGAGAATTGTTTGGAAGCATAAAGAGCATTGCGGAGCTGGCGGTCAGGGATTGGTGCCGTTCCATCGGACTGGACATGCATTATATCAAGCTGGGCATGGATGGCAACGAGGCCATGATAGAGGACGATATCGGCAACACGCTGCGGCTGGTATATGACAACGATACCAAGTCTGTCTATGTCAAAGAGTAGGAGGGTGTTAGGACAATGAAAAAGAAGGATGACTTAGAGGCCATTGTAGACCTGCTACATGAATGGTGTGAGGAATATGGAGAGGAATATGCTTCCGCCTGCATTATTAACGGTATAGGACGCGCAATCAATGACCCCGCTTTACCTGCTGATGCATGGGTTAATGTTTTGAAAGATTATAAAGAGATGGACCCCAGCGGCGGCAACCGCAAGAGGCCCATGGACAAATAGTTTAGCACATTCTTATTGTAAGGGATTATGGAGGAAAAATCAACCATAAAAGGAGGCACGCCGCATGAGCTATTATATCCGATGCCCTCATTGTGGGGCCTATCTTGACCCGGGGGAGAAATGCTCCTGCAGGGAAGAGAATACAACGGAAACCATGAATATGAAAACGGAGGAAAACGAAGATGGCAAACATGAACATTAATATTACAGGACTTGATACAATCGCACAGGCAATCAATAACCTGGCGCAGGCGTTAGGAAAGGGAGACGTGACTGCTTCCTTTAGTGAATCTACTCCTGCCGGCCCGCAGTCAACGCAGATGGCTGGGAACTATCAGAACCCAGGACCGGCAGCTTCGGGGCCACAGCAGTCAGGTATTCCTGGAGCTGCTACAGGACAGCCAGGCGTGATGCAATACCAACAGCCCTTCACGGGACAGGCCGGACAGGGAGCACTGCCAACGACAGCCACCACACAATCCTATACCCAGGACCAGATAGCCATTGCACTGACTGGACTCATCGACCAGGGCAAGCGGGACTATGTGATGCAGATACTGGGACAGTTTGGCGCAATGTCCCTCATGCAAGTGCCGGTTGAACGGTATCCGGAACTTGTGACGCAGTTGAGAGGGGCAGGTGCAAACATCTAATGGCAGAAGAGAGGAAACACGCGTTGTTGTCGGCATCCAGTGCCAAACGGTGGATAAACTGCCCGCCATCTGCGAGACTGTCCGAAGCATTTCCAGAATCAACATCTGACTACGCGGAAGAAGGTACGCTGGCTCACGATATCTGTGAGTTGAAGCTGCGGAAATTATTCATTGAGCCGGGGATGCCAGAAAAGACATTTAAAACTGCACACAATCAATTAAAGAAGCACGGGCAGTATGACCCTGAGATGGAGCGCTATACAGACGAATATGTGGACTACATACAGAAGATAGCCTACAGCTATCCTGTGCCGCCTAAGATTGTGATTGAAAAGGAAGTCCATTACGGGCATGTCGCCCGGGATGGCTACGGCTTCTCTGACTGTATCATTCTGAGCGGTACAGACTGCCATGTGGTGGATTTCAAGTATGGTAAGGGCATTACAGTCAGTGCGGAGGAAAATCCGCAGATGATGCTGTATGCGGTCGGGGCTATTGCTGAGTACGGAATCGTATTTCCTGTAGAACGGGTCATCCTGCATATTGTGCAGCCGCGGACAAAGAACTTCTCCCGATGGGAACTTGCAGCCAGCCAGCTCCAAACCTGGTCAGAGCAGATCGTAAAGCCTGCAGCGGAACTGGCCTGGGAAGGCAAGGGAGATTTTAGGCAGGGCTCCTGGTGTGATGACTGCTTCTGCCCTGCCGCGGGAACCTGCCGGTTCCGGATGGAGGAAAACATGGCGGCCCTGCAGAAACATACGGACCCAATTACAGGGAAGATGATACCCGCAGAGCTCCTGACCAATGGTGAAATTGGCTCAATCCTTCCCTTTCTTGAATTCGCAGCACCCTGGATCAAGAAGGTCCGCGCGGCCGCCCTCGACAAACTGCTGGCGGATGAGGATGTCCCAGGGTGGAAATTGGTGGAGGGCAGGAGCAACCGGGAGCTCCCCGACCCAGATAAGGCATATGCCGCGCTGGTGGAGGCCGGATATAAGAAGGCCCTGTTTTACGAGCGGATTCCGGTAACTCTGACTGAGGCGGAGAAACTGATCAATAAGGATGACTTCAACACAATCCTTATGCCATTTATTGTAAAACCAAAAGGAAAACCCACGCTTGCACCTAAGGGGGACAAACGTCCGCCATACCAAAAAGACACTACCCCGCAGGAGGATTTCGGTGGGGAGAATCAATATAAGGAGGAAGAAAAAACATGTTAGTTGGAAGATTCAGGGCAAGTTACGCCCATGTGTTTGAGCCGTCTACACCGCCAGGTGGTGGGGAGGCCAAGTATCAGATAACCATGCTCATCCCAAAATCCGATGTGAATACATACAATGCCGTTGTGGCGGAAATGAACCGGGCCCTGCAGGAAGGACTACAGAAAACGTTTGGCGGACAGATGCCGGCAAGACCCTCCATGCCCCTGTATGACGGTGACGGGACCAAACAGAACGGAGAGCCTTGGGGAGAGGAGTGCCGGGGCCATTGGGTACTGCGTGCATCAAGCAGGACCAGGCCTTCCGTGGTGGATATCAACATCCAGCCTATCCTTGACCCAAATGCATTTTATTCCGGCTGCTATGCTCGGGCAACGGTCAATTTTTATCCATACAATACAAATGGTAACCGTGGAGTGGGATGCGGACTTAACAACATACAGAAGATTGCCGACGGGGACCCCCTGTCCGGCAGGACGACAGCAGAAGAAGACTTCGGCGGGTCCAATGCGTATGCAGGTTCCGCGGCAGCCACGAACGGGTATGGGCAGCCTGCGTATCAGCCGCCGTCCTACCAGGCTCAGGCTTATCAGCAGCCAGCCGGCGGTTTTGGGGGCGCGCCGGCCAGCCCTCCCGGGATGATGCCGGGATATACGGCGGCACCCATAGGGTACGCCCCTCCTGCAGGCGGGGCGCCACAGCAGCAGGCGATTGACCCGGTGACGGGAAGGCCGCTGCCAGCCGGGGGAGTGATGGGGATTTGAGGACCCTAAGTATTGACATAGAAACATATAGCAGTGTAGATATCCGGAAATCAGGGCTGTACAAATATGTACAGTCCCCTGATTTTGAAATCCTTCTGTTTGCCTATGCTTATGACGATAATCCGGTGCAGGTCGTAGACCTAGCACGGGGGGAGAAAATCCCGTATTACACAGTCATGGATCTGCACAGGCCCGAAGTCGTGAAGACGGCATTCAATGCAGCATTTGAATATTACTGCCTCAGTAAGTTCTTTGAGACACATCTGGAGCAATGGCAATGCACCATGGTCCATGCATGGTACTGCGGATATGCAGGAGGGCTGGATGCCATCGGCAGGGCCATGGAATTTACCGAAGACAAGCGTAAACTGTCCACAGGCAAGTCACTGATTAAATATTTCTGTACCCCATGCGCCCGTACGAAACGGAACGGTGGGCGTACCAGGAATCTTCCGGGACATGCTCCGGATAAGTGGAAGCTGTTTAAGGAATACTGCGGACAGGATGTGGTGACCGAACGGGAAATTAAGAACCGGCTGGGGGAGTATCCAGTGCCTGCATTCGAGCATCAATTATGGGTGATTGACCAGGCGATTAATATCGGCGGAGTGGCTCTTGATACGGCCCTGATAAATGGAGCGCTGGCAATCAGTGCCCAAATGACAGAAGAACTGACTGAGAAAGCCCGGAATATCACGGGGCTGGATAACCCAAACAGTGTAGCACAGCTTAAACAATGGGTCATAAACAATGCAGACGTGGAGATAGAGAGTCTGAACAAGCAGACGGTTGCTGACCTCCTGTCCCAGGAATCCGGAACCGATGAGGTACAGGCTATGCTTCGGATACGTCAGGAGATGGCAAAGACCTCGGTGAAGAAATACCAGGCCATGCAGGACGCGCTGTGTGATGACGGCCGGGTGCGCGGGCTCCTGCAGTTTTATGGGGCCTGCCGTACAGGGAGATGGGCCGGAAGGCTTGTGCAGGTGCAGAACCTGCCACGAAACTATATTGACAGCCTGGATACGGCCAGGGCGCTTGTACAGAAACAAAAAATAGATGCCCTCCGGGTTATATACGGGAATGTGCCTGACACGCTCTCACAGCTCATCCGGACGGCATTTATACCTGGAGACGGATACACCTTCGCCGTGGCTGATTTCTCGGCCATAGAGGCGCGTGTGATTGCCTGGCTGGCGGGAGAGGAATGGCGATTGGATGTGTTCCGGACACACGGGAAGATTTATGAAGCCTCGGCCAGTACCATGTTCGGGGTGCCGATAGAGAAAATAAAGAAAGGGAACCCGGAATACGCCCTGCGTAGTAAGGGAAAGGTTGCTGAGCTGGCCTTGGGATACCAAGGTGCGGCTGGGGCCCTTATCCAAATGGGCGCCCTGCGGATGGGCCTTCATGAAGAAGAACTGCCAGACATCGTGCAGAGGTGGCGGGCATCAAACAAACGGATTGTAGACCTGTGGTACAGCATAGAACGACACGCGGCGGAATGCGTGGAATATGGTGTGATATCATCCCTGCCGAACGGTATTTCGTTTTCAAGGGACACGGACCGGATGATGGTTACCCTGCCAAGCGGCCGGAAGCTGTTCTACCTTAAACCGCAGATGATTCCAGACGAGAGGAATTACAAGCGGATCTATTTTATGGGGCAGAACCAAAAGAGCCATAAATGGGATTTGCTCCCGACCTACGGCGGCAAACTCACGGAGAATATCGTACAGGCCGTGGCAAGAGACTGTCTGGCCAATGCCATGGTGAACCTGCATACGGCAGGGTACCGGATTAACTTCCATATCCATGACGAGGTGATACTGGAAATTCCCAAGGGCGGCAGGCAGAGTCTGGAGGAGGCAATAAGCCTCATGTGCAGGCCTCCGGCATGGGCTGAGGGGCTTCCTCTGAATGCGGATGGATTCACAGGAGATTATTACAAAAAGGAGTAGGCTTATGCTCGTGAATGACAGGAAAATCAGAATATCAGTAGGTACGAGCAGGAAAGCTACGTCCTGGCACCGGCAGGAGCTCCTGTGGTCGGATTTCGTCCAACGGATATCCAGGCCGGAACGCACGGGTGAAACCTTTGCGGAGTATAAAGGGCTTACAAAGGCGCGTCAGGATGAATTAAAGGATGTCGGAGGCTTTGTCGGCGGGGAACTGAACGGGGAGGCCCGCAGGAATGAGAACGCCGGTGACAGGCACTTGGTTACACTGGATGCGGACAACATCATTCCAGGAGGGACACAGGCAGTTCTGAATGCCGTGGAGGCACTGGGGTGTTCCTATGCTGTATATTCCACAAGGAAACATGAGGGCGCGGCCCCCAGGCTGCGTATCATCTTTCCGTTGGACGCGGCATGCACGGCGGATGAATATGAGCCTATAGCCCGGAAAGTGGCGGCTTTCCTGGGGATACAGATATTTGACCCTACCACGTTTGAGCCGGTCCGGCTCATGTACTGGCCAAGCTGCAGCGCGGACAGCGAGTATGTATTTCTTTATGGGGATAAGCCATTCCTGTCAAAGGACGGGGTTCTGAGGCTCTACCAAAACTGGCGCAACGTGGCGGAATGGCCTGAGGTACCGGGGGCCGCAAAGCTCAGGGACCGGTCGGCAAAGAAACAGGGTGACCCGCTGGAAAAGCAAGGGGTGGTAGGTGCGTTCTGCCGGGCATACGATGTGACGGAAGCCATCGCACAGTTTATACCGGATGCGTACATCCCCTGCGGGGAGGGCCGGTATACATACAGCGAGGGCTCAACCATGGGTGGTGCCGTATTATATGACGGCGGCAACTTCCTGTACAGCCACCACGCCACGGATCCGGCCAGCGGAAAACTCTGCAACGCGTTCGACCTGGTCCGCCTCCATAAATTCAACGAGGAGGATTATGACGCGAAACCGGAAACCCCTGTGACACAGCTGCCTTCATTTAAGGCCATGTGTGAATTTGCCCTGCAGCAGGAGCCGGTATCCAAGGCAATGGCCCTGGAGCGGTACCGGAAGGCTCAGGAGGACTTTTCACAGCCTGTCCAGGGGGAGACAGAGGGAGTCCCGGATTTTGAATGGATGGGAGAGCTTAAGTGCAGCTCACGGACAGGGCAGCCCCTCAATACCATCGACAATGTCCTCATTATACTGAACCATGACCCAAAACTGAACGGGCGGTTCTGGCATGATGAGTTCGCGAACAGGGCGGTTGTTGGACTGGCCATGCCTTGGGAGGCGCCAAAGGACAATTACAAGCTGAGAGCCTGGGCGGACGAGGATGACTCAGGGCTCAGGCATTATATAGAGAAAGTATACGGGATAACCGGGAAAGAGAGGATATATGATGCAATGGCTGTATATGCGACAAACCATAAGCAGCATAAGATAAGGGAATATCTGACCGGGCTGGTCTGGGATGGTATTCCGCGTATTGATACTCTGCTGACTGATTATTTTGGTGCGGAGGACAGTACCTATACAAGGGATGCCACGCGCAAGACGCTGGCTGCCGCCGTTGCCAGGGCCATGGTGCCCGGGATTAAGTTTGATTGTATGCTGATACTGTCCGGCGCCCAAGGCGTAGGGAAAAGCACGTTCTTCCGATTCCTGGGCAAGGACTGGTACTCAGACAGCCTGGCAACCTTTGAAGGGAAGGACGCGGCGGAGCTGATCCAGGGATACTGGATTATAGAAGCCGGGGAACTGGCCGGTATGAATAAGTCAGAGATGAACACCGTCAAACAGTTCATGAGTAAAACAGAAGATGTCTACAGGGAGCCGTACGGAAGGCGGACGAAGCCATTTCCGCGTTCCTGTATCATCGTAGGAACAACCAATGACAAAGAGTTTTTGAAAGACCAGACAGGCAACAGGCGGTTCTGGCCGATTGACCTTGGAAAAATCCCCAGCAGAAAAAATGTGTTTGAGCAGCTGCCAGGTGAAGTGGACCAGATTTGGGCGGAGGCCTTTATGAGATGGCAGTGCGGCGAGAAGCTGTTTCTGGAGGGAGCCGTGGCGGAGGAAGCGGTACGCCAGCAGGAGGAGCATAAGGAAAGCAATCCTAAGGAAGGGATCATCCGGGAGTTCCTGGGCAGGAAGATACCGGTAGACTGGAGCCGGAAGGACCTGGCAGCCAGGAGAGAGTTCTGGAACTTTGCGGGGCGGGATTATGATGAGAACCTGCTTTTGCCGCGCGACAGGGTGTGTGCAGCAGAGATATGGTGTGAATGCTTTTATGGGGATTTGAAGATGATGAAGAAGTCGGATGCCCATGAAATCAATAGCATACTATCC